CGCGTTGTCGATGGTCAGAACGTCAGTCGCTTCGCATGTCTGGGTCATACTTCGATTACTCCACCGTCGCCGGGGCCGCTGCCGACGGAGATGTCACCACTACCACCGGAGGGAAATCCACTGCCGGAACCTGAACCGCTTCCAAAGCCCGAGCCCGATCCGAACCCGCTGCCGCCAGAGCCGGGGCCTGAGTTGAACCCGCTGCCCGAGCCCGATCCGCTGCCGCTACCCGCGCCCACGGAATGACACACGCGCCCAGGGGCCACGATGCCGCTGTACGGGATTCGCGTGAGCACCGCGGCCTGCTCCTGACGCACCTGCACCTCTTCCACCATCCACCGGCCGCTCGATGCGTACAACTCCACCAGCACCGAGCCGGCGCGGACGGGCATGGTCGCCACGCCGCCCCCGAAACTGAACGACCGCGAGTAGCCCAGCGACCGGGCCGTCGATGAGTACGCCTGCTCGGGGGTCTGCCCGCGCCACACGCGAGCCGACACGGGGGCCGAGTCCGCGGCGAGCACCACACTGAGCCACTTGAGTATGGTGTCTCCCCGGGCGTTGGGCGGGTCCACCCGCTCCACCGCCGCGTAACTCTCGATGGCGGTGCCGTCATCGCTTGTCGCGTCGTCGTCGGCGACGCGGATGTAGCCGTCCTCGCACCCGAGGATGAGGCGGCCGTCGTAGTAGATGGTGGCCGTAGGGCTCTTGCCGGTAGGGAAAGTGAATGGGAAGAACCCGCCGCTGCCGTTCTGAAAGCCACCCACGCGCTCGTCGTACCAGAAGTGAACGCTCGCCTGCCCCTGCTTGGTCATGCACAGCAGCACTCCGTTCCGCCCCGTGTCGCGGGTGAGGGTGACGGTGTACAACTCCCGGTCAGATTCGGGGAACTGGATGTACTTGCTGAGCGTCGCCTGACTGATCGACGTTGGGGCGTTGGTCCCGGCCATGACGTGCAAGCCCTGCGGGCCGTGCAGCAGGATGATGTTCTCGTCCGCCTGGATCATCGAGTCCGGGCCGCTGACGCCGATGGTGCTCGACCGCTTCTCCAGCAGGACTTGCCCGCGGGCGGGGTCGCCGAGCAGTTGCCACATGCTCGACACGCACCCGATGGTCAGGACGTTGGAGTTGGACGACAGCAGGCCGCGGATGATCTGGCCACTCAGGGCCGCCTTGGCGGTGACGAACGTGAAGGCGTGGGCCTGTGTCTCGGCGCCGGTGTCCCAGTCGTACTGGTCGTTCAGGGCGGTCGCGTAGACGTTCTGGGGGTCCGCCTGACTCACACCCACGAGCCGCGCCCAGTTGTTGACCAGCAGGTACAGATCGGTCACGCCCGCCGCGCCGCCCGAACCCGGGACCGTGCCGGCGGTGGCGGTGTACTCGGTGACGGCGTAGGAGACGGGGTTCACCTCCTTGAACTTCTGGCCGTCCACGATGTAGATTTTGCTCTTGTACTCCACCATCCGCACCGGGCCGGTCTCCCGGGCGACGCCGCGGGCTACTTCCCGGTAGGTGGTGCCGTCGAAGGTGACGTAGAGGATGCCCCCAGCGACCCACCACAGCCCCCGCGCCCGCGTCACGATGGAGGGGACCAACTCTCCCACCTTGAACGAGAGCAGGGTGGCGCTGGCGACGCTGGAGACGAACCCGAAGGCGCGGTACGCAACAAGGCTGTCGTCGCTGGGGACGGTGTAGGAGACGATGGCGGTCGCGGACCCGTTGAGGTACGCCGAGATGGTGCGGTTCTCGACGCGAACGTCCAGCGTGAAGGGCGTATCGGCGGTCAGGCCGTGGGCCGCCGTCGCCTTATTGGTCCGGGTGGAGACGAACTCCACCTTGTCGATCTTGATGTCGGTGCCGCTCACGCCGATCTCGAAGCACGAGCGGGCGTCCCAGGAGCCGTACGCGAACGCCCGCACCTCGTCGGTGTACTTGAGGTGCTGGAGCCGCATGACGCCGTTGGCCGGGAATGGGGTGCTGGACGTATTGGCGTCCCGGTCGGTGTCGGCCGACTTGGTGTAGACCCCGGTATCGGCCTTCGTCCACGTCAATCAATGGCTCCCGTTGTTCTTCGGCGACATGCGGGACGCCGCCTCCACCCTGTCGCGGTCCACCTTGAGATGATCCATCAGGCACCGCTCCAGCGTTTCGAGCATCCCGGCCATGTGCTCGGCCGTCACCGCCTGGTTGACCGCGATGTCCTTGCTGGCCGCGATGAACGAGATGATGCTCGGGGCGAAGAACACTTTCCACGCCCATCCGAGGCCGAAGATGAGCAGGAACATGCTGGCGAATCCGAACGCCAACAGCCCGTAGTAGTGCTGGTAACTGTTCAGCGCCGAAACCGGGTCGATGACGACATCGGGCGTCGGCCCGGCGGCGGCGAGGAAACAAAGCAGAATCCCAGACATGAACGAATCTCCTTGGGTGTGTGGTTCGGTGGAGGATCAAGGCGGCGGGGTCACTTGCCCAGCACGTACGCCTCGAACTCCTCGGCGGTGATCTGTCCCGCGACCAACTCGGGGTACTTTTCGACCCAGCGGTCGGCCTTGGATGCCCCGGCTTTCGCGGCGGTCTTGGAACCGTCGTTGCTCTCGGCGGCGATGAGGCAGACAAGGCGCAGGGCCGTCGCCGCCGCCTTGCACTTCGCGGCCTCGTCGGGCTTGGCGAAGGCCAGATCGCAAGTCGTGATCGCCGCGGCGTAGGTTCCTTCACACTGCGCGGGCGTGGGCTTGTTGGCGCCCGAGCACCCGCCCAGCAGGATGGTGGAAACGACGGTCAGAAGAACGGGGAGGGTCTTTTTCATGGTGTTCTCAGCATTCGATGCAGCCAACTTGCCGGGTCCGGTGACACTCGGCGGATTCCCACGCCTCAAGGAACGCGGGGATGTCGCGCTCGTCGCACACCCCGTCGCACGTCTGGTCGGTCAGGCCGTCCTGCCAGTCTCGAAAGAACATCTCCAGATCGGCCCCGTCGTAGGAGCCGTCCTGGTTGTAATCGCCGCACGCCCCGCAGTCCGCCGGGTTCCATGTGCCCTCGGGGTCGTCGCACGCCACAGAGAGCGCAGAGAGACCGGAGACTACAGAGAGAGAAACGAGGATGGAGGGAACGGTGTTCATGCGATGTAGTCCGTCGTGAACGCCACGTCGCCGGAACTGCTCACGGCAACGCCCCACGCGCCGTTGGCGGGGGTCGGAGAGATGTCGTAATCGAACGAGGCCAGGCCGGTCACGCTGTCCAGTTTCAGCAGGATCGCGTTTCCGTCCTGCCCGGTCCACTGGTTGTTGCGCATCACGCAGACCCACAGGTTGTCGTCCGTGGGGTCTACCGCGATGGCGTGCTGCTCGACCACGCTCCCGGCGTCGTAGTGCCAGATGATGTTGCCGGTGTCGCCGCGGAGTTTGTAGACGTTCCACCCGGTCGAGGGGTTCTCGTTGCGCTTGCCCGCGACGTAGATGTCCCCCAGCGAATCCACCGCGATGGCGTTGGCGGATGGCTTGGGGGTCGAGGTGTACGGGTACGTCCCGTCGGCGGAGTCGTGCTTGAAGTCGTCGTCCCCGTCGATCTGCGGGATGTCGTTCTGCCAGGTGTTCGCGCCCGAGTTGTAGTTGACGCGGCGGGAGTTGGCGTCCACCTCCCACACCAGATCGCCGTCGGAGTTGAACTTGGCGACATTGCGGTAGGTGGTGGAGGAGTTGTCCGGGGTGTAGGTGCTCGTCCACCCCCACCCCTTGTTGGTCATGCCCACGATGAGGTTGTCGTTGGAGTCCAGTGCCGCGGCGTAGGGGATGCAGCCCCGCGGCGCCCGTTCCAGAACCTCGCTGAACCGAAGATACCCGTGGTTGGTCTCAAACCAGGGGTCCGACGCCGACAACGCCGTGCCGTACTGCACCTGCTCCAGCGGCTCGGAGTCGCTGCTGGTAATGCGGAACTTCATCGCCCCGCTGGTAAAGTGGCTCAGGTCGATGTTGGGCGAGAGAGACGGCTGATTGGGCAGGGTGCGGTTGGTGGTGCGGCCCGCGCCCGAGAACACCGAGATCAAGTAGTTGCCGTCGGCGGTGATGCCGCTCCACATGACCTCGTTCGCCCAGTTGTTGCAGGTGTACCGCTTGACGAACACCCCGGTATCGGTCTTGAACACATGGACGAAGCGACCGCCCGAGACGAAGGTGTACCGCGCCCCGACAACGACATGGTTCCCGTACACGGATTCGCCGGGGCTGCCGGTGATGCCCGCGTAGGGGGTCGAGTCGTTGGTGGTGCTCCACGCGCTCTGGAGGGTGTCGAGGTTGAACATCGACAGCCCTGTGACGACGTTGGAGTCCGCCGGCACGGAGAAGTACGTGAGGAACGCGACCTTGCGGTCGGTGGGGTGCCACGCGACGCCCGAGGCGAGCCCGCCGATGGCCCGCTCGTCCTTGATCGCCACGTACATGCTGCCCACGGGGTCGATGACGAAGCAGTGCCCCGAGAGCGCCTTGGCGCTGCGGGTGGTGCCCTCAAAGTCCGAGAGGGGGCCGGGGGTGAGGCCGGTTTGCCCCGCGGCCCGCTCGACGACGCAGAACGATTGCACGGGGTTGCCGTTGCCGAACTGCGCGTCGAACATCTTCGAGGTGCCGAACCGTGTGCCCAGCGAGAGGCGTTGCCGCTCTCCGGGGAAGGGCATGACATTGCGCAAGGAATCCACCGGCGCGAGCGTCGGTGGTTGGTCCTTGAACGAGGTCTTGTCGGTGACGCCCTGGATCGGGAGCGCCAACCTGCGGGGTTCGGCTTCCATCGCACGGCCTCCCGGGGTTCTTTAGCCCGAGGACTGCTCGGTGCCGTAGGTGCTGACGCGGGCGGGCCTGTACTGGAAGTTGGGGCCCATCGTGGCGAAGGCGTTCAACTGCGTGATGTACACATCTTCGGTGAGGCTGTTCGTGACAAACTTGAGCGTCACCGCGTCGCCAGGCTTGAGAAGCACGCTGGCGCTGCTCAACTCGTCGCTCAAATCCCACGAGAGCGTTTGGCGGCTGGCCGTCGCGGTCGTGGTCCGAGTGCTGATGTCGTACCCGGTCTTGGCGCTGCCCGTCATGCCGCTGGCAACCGCCGTCAGGGCAATGGTCTGCGTCGCGCTGCCGGTGCCCTGATAGATGGTCATCTGCACCATCAACTGTGCGCCAGCGCGGGAGTTGTCGTACTCGCGGGGAATCTGGAGCACGGCGTAGAAGGTGCGAACGTCGCCGCTAGCCAACTTGAGGCGCACTTCGCTGGAACTGACTTCCACGAGCGGAACCGTCGCGCCGGTCGGAGTGAGGCCGGCGGAGTCACGGATCGCACCGATCGTGAACCCCGGGATGGTCTGGCGCCACGAGTTGCCGTCGGGCGTTTCGCTCATGAGGTACGCCAGATTACGAGGAGAGGGGAACTGAGACATGACGTGGCTCCTAAATGGTGGTTCCGTTGATGGTCATCGAGGTGGGCAGGAATCGGTACGTGACGGACTCGCCCGTGCCGTCCATGAGGTTGGCGGTGCGCATCGGCGCGGCCTGGTCGTCGATCTCCTTGCTCTGCTGCAACAGGGAGGTAAAGTCGGCCTGCCACGTCTGCCAGCGGGCTTCGGTGGTGTCGTCCTTCACCCACGCCCACTTGGCCGCGGCGAGAACAGTCGAGTCGTGCATGGGTCCGAACGGGTGGCGCGAGTCCAGTTCGTTGACGCGGGGGACGGTGACGACAAAGGGGGCCGTCAGCGTGTACGTCTGGTTGGGACGCGGATGCACCTGGATCGTCCAGACCACCACATCGGTCCCGTCGGGGGCGTGGTCGGTCATGGGCTGCATCGCCACCTTGGCGGGCAGCGAGCCGCCCCGCACGACGTTGTTCAGCCGGGTCACTTCGCCCCACGACACGCTCTGGAGCACGCCTTGGAGCGTCCCCGTGGGCAGCACCCACGACCATTCATCAAAGGGCTGGCCGCTCACGCCCAGCGGCAGGCGATAGCGGGAGATGTCCCCGTCGATCACGTTGGCGGCGGCGGTGTCGGTCCCGATGGTAATGTCGATGATCTGGCGGAGGCAGTACCACCCTTGCGGCTTGCTCATCGCCATGAGGCGCAGGCCCTCGTTGTACGCGGCCTTGAGGCGGTTGAGTTCGTAGGCGTTGTCGGGGATGGTGGGCAGGCCGGCGGAGTCGAGCGTGGAGACGCCCACGACCACGGCGAGGTCGGTGAGCGTTTCCCGCATTGTTCTGCCATGCTGACTCAAATGCCCGGGGTGGCGGCCGTGCCTTGGTTTCAAATAAGGGCGGTGATGCCTGTATTTGGACCCCCCGGGCGACCCAGATGATGAACACGAGGTTTCCCCCGTGATGTTCCAAGTTGCTGTCGGTTAGCCGACGTAGTTGTAAACTTCGACGCGATCCACGTACATGGACTGAGCGCTCGTGCTGTCGAAGTGGCCGAACCCGACAGTCAAGGACTCGTCGTACGGGATCGACGCCAGGGTCTCGGTGACACTGGCGACTTCGGTGCCGTTGGCGAAGAGGTGGATGTCCACCGCCGATGTGGACTTCATGCGGACCAGGACCGCGAACTCAGCGAATGTGTTGTTGGTGAGCGTGATGGCCGTGGACTTGGTAACGGCGGTGCCGCCCGAGTTGTTGTACGTGAAGGTCACGAGACCGGGGGAGGCCACGAGCACCTTGAACCCGATGTGGTCGCTCGGAAGCGATGCGGTCGGGGTGGTGTCCGTGTTGCTGAGACCGAACCAGGCCGACTGCGTGGCCACGCTGGACAGGGCCACGCGGGCACGGAAGAAGATGCTCTGGGTCGCCGAGATGCTGAACGGCTCCCCGTTGAGTTGGCAGCAGACTTCGCTGGTCGTGCTGCTGGTCAACTTCAGCGCGCCGTACGCCGCCGCCGTCGCCGCGACCGCCGCGCCGCTGGAGGGCTGGAGCGTCAGGTCGTCAACCTGCGTGATGGTGCCGGACAGCAGCGTTGCTGCGTACTCGGTGGCGTCCGCGGTGGCGCTGGCGGTGCCAGTGCCGGCAAAGTGGTTGAAGTAGCGCAGGCACTTGGAACCGAGTTCCTCGTTGCTGACGTTGCCGACGCCGAGATAGCCCTTCACGAGACCGGCGGCGGTGGTGGCGCCGGTAAACGCCTCCATCGCCTGAAAGACGGGACGTCCAACAGTCCACTTTCCGAGCACGTACTCGCCGGGGACCACGCCAAGGTAATCGCCGGTCGTCACGTCCTCGTCGGTGTACACCTGCACCCCTCGGTACACGGTGCCATCCCACGGGATGATCTCGACCTCGGTGGCGCCGGCGGCCAACTTCTGACCCGGGGCAACGATGCCCGCGAAGTCGCCCACGTTGTTGAGCGTTGGCTTGACGACGTAGGTGTATCGGTTCGCCGCCGATGCGGTGCGGTCGTAGCAGACCGCCATGCCCGTCTGCAACTGGTCCGTCGTGGTGACGGGGTTGAAGTAAACCTTGATTGTCTTGGCCTGGGGCGCTTCCGTCCCGACCCTGATTGCACTTCCCAACATGACCTGTTCTCCTTGTTCGTGTGTGTGGTGTGACTGCCGCCGTCGGGGTCGGACGGATTAGGTGAACTGCTTGTGGATGACGAACCCGCTCTTGCGGGGGTTGCGGTTGTGGAGCAGGAAGGACGAGACGCACGCCATCTTCCAGTGCTCAACGCCGATCATCTGGGGCTTGAGCCACTTGAACATGCGGTCGGTGAGCATCCGCCCGTACAACTCCTGCGTGTTGATCGCGTACAGGGGCGCGTCGGAGAAGTTGTCGAGGTAGGGGACGTGGACGATGAGCATCCCGTCCACCATGATCTCGCCGAACATGCGGTTGACCTCGCCGTCGGCGCCGTTGGCGATCTTGCGGTTCGCGTAGGCCACGAAGTCGAGGTACTGGTTGGTGGGCACCGCGAGGAACGATCCCCCCGAGGTGTACTCGGTGCTCGCCGGGGCGCTGGACTCGCTGCCGAACGTCTGGCGCAGGCCCGTGACGAACTGGAACGAGGTGCTCAGGCGGGCGCGATTGAGGGTGTCGAACAAACCCTCGTTGACCGACCCGTCGTACGTCGCGGCGTAGCGGCGCCCGCGGATGTTCAGGGTGTCGGTCAGGTCCATCCCCTGGATGGTCGTGGCCGTGCCCGTGGACGAGTACCGGCCGGTGTAGCCGATGAAGTCGCCCGAGGAGGTGGTGCTGGTCGCGCACCCGGGCAGCATGAAGCGCATGCCCGTCACGGTCAGGTTGTCGCTGGAGGACTCGGGAGCGCCCCACACGCCCGCCTCGTTCAGATCGAACTGCTCGGTCTGGACAGCGTTGAACTGCTGTTCGAGGTGGTCGTTGATGCGGTTCTTGTCGCCGCCGGTGAAGGCGTCTTCCTTCTCGTCGATGATGTACGACGCCTCCGTGTGGCGGATTTCCGAGTTGAGGCGGCCGTTCACGTCCACGCGGCTGTTGGGCGTGATCTCGAACGGCGCGATCCACTTGGCCGATCCGGTCTCGCGGAGACGGATATCGGTGCGGTGCGGGCCGCCCGACATGCTCTCGGCGTGCAGCAGGAAGCGGCGGACGCCGGGATGGCTCTGGTAGCGCTGCGTCTGCGCCACCTTGTCCTTCTGGTAGTCCTCCATCACCGCGAACGCGAGGTCCGCGATGCCGGCGGTCTGATTTGAATCGAGCCTCTGGCGAGGAAATGTGACTGGAACACCGGGCATTGCTGAACCCTCCGACGGCCGCTCTTACTCACGATGCCCCGCGTCTGGTCACGGGTGAGCCAACACGGCTCAGTTGTTCATGGACTTCAGGAACTCTGCGATCCGGCTCTCCGCGACCGCCTTCGCGTTGGAAGCCGACTGGACACGCTGGCTGGCGGTGCTTGGGGTGCGGTTGATGCCGGGCGTGCTCCGCCTGGCCTGCTCCTTCACGGCGGCGGCCGGGGGCTTCTTCGCGGGGGCCTCTTCGCCCTTGGCCGCGGGCTTGCCGCCCAACTTGGCGTACTTGGACTGCCACACGCGGCGGATCACGGCGTCGATGCTCACGTCCTTGCCCTGCGCCTCCAGTTTGTCCTGGATGCGGGCGGCCTCGTTGATGATCCGGTCGATGCTCGCCTTGTACTTGGTCTCGTAGTTGGCGCGGCGGTCGGAGAGGTTCTCGCCCACCCACTTGGCGCCGCCCGCCTTGGCGATCTCGTCGAACGCGGCGTTGATCTGCTTGGCGTAGGTGCGTCCCTCGCGGACGCCCGCGCGGGCGATGTCGGGCAGGGCGGTCTTGAGGTTGCCGATCTGCTCCAGCAGTTCGCGGTGGGCCATCAGGCCCGACAGGGCGCGCATGCTCTCGTTGAGTTGGCGGATCACCTTCGCGGGACCGCTGCCCAACTCGGCGTCGAGGCCGCCGATCTCCTCCTCGCTGGGCAGTTCAATGTCCTGCACGGGGGCGCGGCCGCCGGTGCGGCTCACGTTCTTATCGGAGGGCTGTTCGTTCTTCGGCTGGGTTTCGTTCTGCGCGGGTGCAGGTGAATCGAACGCATCGAGGCCCAGGACTTCGGCGTCGATGTCGGCGTCAATGCTCCCGGGCTCAGTGGTCTCGCTGGTTTCCTCGTTGGCGGTTTCGCCCGTGGTTTCCAGTTCATTGTCGATGTCGTCGTTGATTTCCGATGCGGCCATGACGAACTCCCCAGCACGGCCGTACTCGGGTCAACAAAGTATACCACCCTCCCCGAACAGAGTGCGTCAAGGCTCCTAACATTTTTTAGCCGTGCCATCGAACAGGGGATACCCGTCATGGCTGACTACAACATGGAGCGTTTCGCGTCTGGGTTCTTCACGCAGGACGCGGACCTCCGCACCCTGGTCGCGTACGACAGCAGGGCCACCGAATCACAGACCCAGCAGCAGGGGTCGCTCGCCCGTGCGATGGCGCAGGTGTGGGCGCTGCCTCTTCGTTCCGACGGCACCCCGCCCTTGTGTGGCTTGTTCGGCGGCACCGGGCTCAACTCCTCGCTCCTGTACAAGTACGCGGGCACGCATGGATGGACGGCCGCGGGCGTGGTTCCCGGCGGCACGTACCAGAACTCCGGCGGCAACACCAACTGCGGATTCGCCACCACCGATCTGTATGTCGCTTACGGCTCGGGCCGAACGGCGTACAGCGACGGCACGAGCGCCAACGGCAACGTGGGCTCGTGGCTCCCGGGCATCCACACCGAGACCGGCACCTACCCGGGCGTTGATGTGTGGGGCGGCAACCCCTTCATGGGCCGCGAGTGCTCGGCCCGCTATGTCTACCTCGGCGCTGGCTCGGCGGGGCCCACCGATATGGCGCTCCGCGCCATCCGCAGCGTGGACTTCTGGACGAGCATCAACACCCTCACCCGCACGGCCTATGTCGGCGCCGACGTGCCGATCACGCTGGACGGATCGGGCGTGGGATACCAGGATGTCTCGTGCGGATCGGGCGCTGGTCTGCCCGGTGTCGTGCTCCGCAACCCCAGCGGCAGCACCACCGGCTCGGGGCCCCTGCGCATCTTCCATCAAGGCGTGCGCATCTTCCGCTCCAGCGGCGGCGTCCCGATTCGGGGCTGGCACCTTGGCGCGTACGGCACGGGCGGCCACACCATCGGGCAGGCGTTGTCGTGCCTGGGCGTGAGCGGGTACTCGGGTCTCTCCCCCGATCCGTACTTCTCCAGCGCGAACGCGAGCGCCCTGCTGCAATCGGGCTGGGGCCGCACGAGCGGCGCGAACGGCCCGAACAAGGTCATCTGCTACACGGGCGCGAACTACGCTGGCGACGAACAGACCGAACTCGCGGCGGGCACGACCACCACGTACCGCGATCGTCATATCGCGTGGATCGACGCCATCACATCGCTCTGCTCGGCGCTCAACGGCGGGGCCGAACCGGACATCTGCATCGTGTTCACCGAAGCGATCCGCAACACCTACTCGGGCCGCATGTACACCACCGCCCTCAAGGCCGTTATCGAGGCCGCGGCGGCGCGCCGTCAGTCGGTGTGCGATCTGTTCACCCGCACCAACACCAAGGACACAAGCCTCTCAACGCCGTGGGCCGATCCATTCGAGCCCCCGTTCCAAAAGGGCAACGTCTACCAGAACACCAACACGGCATCGGGCGGGCCCGTGAAGTTGAGCGGCGGGAACATTGACTTTGTACACCACTCCCGCGTGGGCGATCAGATCATCGCCATGATGATCTGGCAGTCGATGGCGGCGTCGCTGGGTATCTCGGACTCGTTCAACGTCGCGTACCCGGCGGCGACCATCGGCGACAACCCGCGCAACCGCTTCACGCGCTCGGAGCAACGGGGCTTCTAGCCCAACCCCATCTCGGCGTGCGTCTTGCGGTCCACCGCGAACACCTTCTCATCGAACACCCGTTGGAACTCCTGCTGCTCGCCGCGGCGGGTGAACACGACGCGGCCGTCGTCGCGGATGCACTCGTGGCCGATCCGGCCCATGAGGTTTCGCTTCTGCTCCACCTCGTCGGGGATGAAGCGGTGCAGGCCAGAGACCGACTCGGAGCCGTAAAACTCCCGCTCACGCCAGAGTTTCAGGGCTTGGAAGTGCGTTTCGGCGCGTTGGCCGCAACAGGTGATGGCGTCGCGCTCGGTCATCGAGCACGTCTCCTCCCACTCGCGTTGGCAGGAAAGACAGCGCAGGGCGTAGGTCGGCATGGGTCACACTCGCATCACGCCGCGCCGGCAGGAACGCCCTGCGTCGGACGCGGCCGTGTCTGGGGGTTCTGGGGTGTCTGAGGTCCGCCGGCGGGAGCGGGGCGCGGTCCGCCCGGTCGTCCGCCCTGCGGGGGTGGCTGTCCGCCGCCCTGCAGGGCCATCTGGCGGGTCATCTGCTGGATGCCGTTGGGCATCAGGCCCATCGTGTTCCGCTGCATGAGCATCTCGCCCGCGGTCGGGGCCAACTGGTCGAGACCGGGCAGCAAGTCCTCTACGTCGTCGATCCCGTACTCGGTGCGGCCGATGCGGGCCACGGCGAGCGGGTTCAGGATGCCCATCTGGATCATCGGCATGTTGTTCGTGACGAACGCCAGGAAAGCGTCGATCCGCTGGGCTTTCATCATCGGGTCAAAGATCGGCGTGGGGAAGGGCTCAACGGCGAACATGAAGTGCTCGGCGTCGGCGGCGATCTCGGCGCGGTTGAACGTGACGGGGATCGAGACGCCCGGCGCGAGGGGCAACTCCAGCGCCTTGTAGGCCCACGGGTCCGCGAACAGCCCCAGGAACGCGATCTCCTCCGAGCACTCCGACGCGAGTTTCCACAAACGGGAGCGGAACCGCCCGAGGCGCATGTTCGCCCCGTTCTGCATGTACGTCGCGGCGGTCGCGGTGTCGGCGGCCTGCTCGGTGCCGCTGATCTGCCGCGTGTTGCCGCCGATGTTGCCGAACATCGCCGACAGCATCTCCAAGCCGGGGGCCAACTCGCCGCGGGTGCCGCCGATGGGGGCTACGTTGAACTTGCTCGCGTCCCGCACGGCGATCGAGTCCAAGTCCTTGGCTTTCGTGACCTTGATCGCGTCGTCCGCCGCCGACTTCTCGTACAGCAGCAGGTTCTTGAGGCTGAGCAACTGGTTCACCAGTTTGTTGCTGATCTTCTTGGCCGCGTCGTGCAGGTCGTAGATCGCCGCGAGGCCCGGGAGCCCGAGCAAACTGTTCCGCACGGGGTAGAAGGTCAGGGCGCGGAACGGTCCTTTGGGGCTGCCGCCGCCCAACTCAAGCATCTGCCCGGTGCCGTCATCGCGCATCTTGGTCTCGTCCCACCGCTCGACGTGCAGGAACTTGGGGGGCTGGTTCTCGGAGTCGGGCGTGTAGGCGATCCAGACCTTGTTGCCGTCGTAGATGGCGACGCGCCACAGGTTCACTTCGCCGCTGGGCTCGTCGGAGTGGAACGCGGAGCCCTGGTCCTGCTTGCGCATGTCCCGCGAGTACCGCCCGGTGCGCTCGTCGCTCGCGTACTCGCGCATCTGCATCCCCGCCACCCACGCCGCGGCCTCCTCGGTGGTCATCACGTCCACGCCGAGTTGTTCCAAGACGGCGGGATCATCCACTCCGAACTGCCCGAGTTTGTGCTGCTCGATGGTGACGCGCCGCCCGCACCACCTTCGCGCGTCCCACGAGCGGGCGTCGGGGTCGATGGTCAGGTCGGTGAGAGGGACCACGCGGGCGTAGGGCTCCAGCATGTTCATCTCTTCGCCGTCGATCTCCATGACGCGGGGGCCCTCGTGGCGCCCGATCTCGACCACCGCGATTGGGGCGAAGAGGGATTCGCTGGCCGCTTCCTCGACGACGGTGGCGAACCCCATTTCGTCGTACGCCTGGTTCATCGCCAACCGCACGACTTCGGAGAACTGCCGCGCCTTGAACTGCTTGGGGGTGACGGCGGCGCGGACCTTCGAGACCGTGCAGTAGGACTCAATGGCCACCACCATCTCGCTCACGTAGTTGACCATGCGTTTCCCGGCGACCCCGGGCCAGCAGCCCCCCACGTACTCGTCTCGCAGGGTGGCGTAGAGCGCCCCCCACGGTTCGAGGTATCGCACCCCGCGAACGATGTGGTTCCACAACTGCCTCGGATTGGCGGCGAGATACTTCACGGCGCGGAACCTTCCCCCAAGGCGCTGGCCGCGTGTGGGAAGGATACGCCCAGCGGGGTCAGTACGTGAACTGCTCGTCCGGCAACCCGTCCTGCTCCTCGTCCTTGGCCTCGGCCAACTGAGCCTCCACGGTGCCCTGCGGGGGCACGTACGCCTTGCTCGGGATGGTCTCGGCCTGCTCGAACGCTTCCCAGGCAACCGAGATCGCCCGCCAGCGGTCGCCGTGCGCCGCCCTCGCGCGCGCCCCTTCTTCTTCGAGCCCGGCCATCTCGACATCCCCCACGTCGTTGATGATGTACCGCTCCGCCTCGCGGAGCGCTTCGGGGCTGCGGATGATGATCTTGCCGGCGGAGAGAGCGTCGCGCAGACGCCCGAGCACGTCCCGGTTGGTATTGGGGCTGTTCCACCACCCCATGATCTGCGTCCGCTCGATCTTGCCCTTGTCGTGCCGGGTGTGCCTGTACACCCACGGGTAGTTGAGCGTCTCGGCGACGATGGGGCCGAAGGTCTGCCCCCAGCCGTTCGCCTCCCACGCCATGAACGCGGCGTCTGAAACCCCGTGGAACCACCACCCGAGCATCGACGCGACCCGTGCGAGCCGTTCGGGGCTCACTTCGCTGCTGGTCCATTCCGCGACTTGCTCCCCGGTCTCGCGTGCGAAGATGGCGATGCTGCTGTTGGAGGCGCCGACGCCCTGGGCGATGTCGATGCCCATCACGTACTTGGTGTTCATCGGTGGAACCCACTCGCCCGAGAACGGGTGCTGCACGAGTTTGCACCACAGCCGCAAGGGGCCGTTCGCCGTCGCGTCGAACCGCCACGGCCGTTCCCGCGATGAGTGGCACGCGCGGATGGCCTCGTCCAGATCATCCCCGCGCAGGTCAGACACGAGCAGCCCAACCGACACGGGCTCAACGCCCGCGTACAACTGCGCCTGCTGCTTGAGCACGGGGAGGTCAAAGAACGCATTACCCGAACGCTCATGGTCGATGTCGAGGTTCTGGGCAATCGCCCGCATCGAGACGCCGCGGGTGATTTCACCCTCGCGGAAGGGGCCCGACCACACGGGTTTACCGTTCTCCAGTTTGACGTACCGCCCCGCTTTGGCCTTTTCCGGGTGGTCCCACCAGCCGAGAACGACCACCTTGGTCTTGCCCGAGAATCGGATGTCGCTGTACGCGCCGGGACCAACCGGGGTGGCGTTGAAGATGCGGCATGAAGCGGCGGAGTGTGAGGCGCGGTCGATGGATGCCAGGTCGTCGTAGACGCTGCACTCGTCCAGCAGCATCACCTTGCGGCGACCGCCGCGGCCGACGTTGTTGTTCGTGCTCTCGCCGTTGACGACCGATCCGTTGGGCAGCGAGACGCGCAGGTGCGCCGAGTCCACCTCGGGGCGGATGCACGCCGGCAGCCGCGCGATCATGTAGCGGATTTTCCAGAGGAGGGTGTCGGGGTTGCCCTTGGTGTTGAGCGTGTACCCGCCCGAGTCTACCTCCTCCTCCTTGCGGCTCACGACCTTGGAGAGCGAGTTGGGCTCGTGCAGGCTGATCCACGTAATGACCGCGAGGTTGAGCCATGACGCCCCCATGTCGCGGGATTTGTCCCAGAGGCAATCGGTGCCCGTGCGAATGCAGCGAATGAGCGTGTTCGCCGCGGTGTCCTGAACGGGCCAGGAGATGAACGGCATCTCGGAGACCGCGACGGGGCGGCGGGTGCCGTCCGCGAGCACTTCATGCTGCCGGTACGTCCACCCGAAGAGGTTGAGCCACACGAGGAACGAGTGCTTGCACGCCCAGATCACGTCGGCGCGGGCTTGGCTGTCCTCCTCGATGCGGTTCACGATCCGCTTGCGTTGCTCCAGGTTCGCGGCGAGCGCTTTCTGAATCACCACCCCGGTGTTGGGGCACGTCCACACATCGCCCTCGTACGTGAGCGGATGGCATGGGAACGGCGGGACGATGCTGGGAGCGGCGACCATGGCGCGGCTACTCGGGGAAGTGGGGCGGCTCGATGCGCAGGCCCTTGCCGTTGGAATGGCCGTTCGCGTGCCCGTTGTGGTGCCCGTTGACGTGCCCATTCACCGGCGCGTCGTCGAACACCACATCGGGCGGGATCGCGGTGTTGGGCACGAACCGCGGCCGGGTGCCGAGGATGTCCTGAACCTCCATGTCGCGGATGCCCCGGTCCAAGCGCTCGAACGCGGCGGAGAGGCCGTCGTTGGTCTCGTCCTTGACGATGAGTTCGGTCTTGTTGGGCGCCTTGCCGATGCCCTGCTCGATGAGGAACTTGGCCATGTCGGCCGCGTCCTTGGTGGGGTTGCCGTTGGCGTCGGTGGCTTGCAGCACCCGCACCGCGACCGATGCCGCGGCGGCGAACACGGAGTTATGCTCCGTCTTGGTGCGCCTCAGGCTGCCGCCGTTGGGACGGAACGAGACCATCGCCACCGGGGTCTCGAAGATGAACGCTTTCTTGTTGGCGGCGAGCGCCACCCGGCTCTTGCTGACCGCCACACGGAACTCGGGCTCGTTGGCGTCGGGCTCGATGGGCGTGGTAAAGCCCCCCAGCGTGTTGATGTCGGGGGGCTTGGGACGCTTGTCGGTGCCGTCGGGTGGGGTGTTCGGAGAGATCATCCGGGGGAATCCTCCGCGTTGTGGCTTAGAGGTCGGCCCAGAACACCCAGACGCCTACGCCGGTGCCCGGGAGCACGTTGGCCGCGAGGTACTCGAAGCCCTCGGCGTCGAAGTCCACGCAAGCCCAGGAATCCGCGCCCTCGTGGTACACCACGGCGGAGTTGTTGCGGGTGTAGTCGGCGGTCGGGTTGATGGTGTCCACGAACGTCGCCACCGGCTTGGTGTCGGGCGGCACGATGATGCGGCTCGCGCCCGATGCGGTCGGCAGGGGGATTTGGTTGGCGCCGGCGGTGAGCGAGAGGTTCAGCAGCGGGATCGAGGCCCACTCGTGCGAGTCGGCAACGTGAAGCCCGCCGATGGTCTGGGTCGCGGCCTGAGCGGCCCGCACCTTTCGCAGCCCGAAGATGAGCACGGTGCTCGTGGTCGTATCGCTCGCCGTCGCGTGACAGTGCGCGAAGGAGAATTGGGCGCGGTTGGCAAGGCTTCGCTTTGAGGTGATGAGGTACTGCGCGCTCGGCTGGGGCGGCTGGACGGTCTGAGGGGGCTGCACGAACGTCGGGACCGTGAGCACGCTATCGGTGAGCGCCACAAGGGCGCCGGTCGCCGTCACCGGGGTTCGGTTCAGCAAGATCAGATCGGAGACCTTGGTGCCGGTCGCCGTGTAGGGGATGCCGTATGCCATGCGCGAACCCTCGGTGCGGCACGGCTGGCAGATGATAGGCACTACCATGAGCCTCACACTTCCAGAACGGAGGCCGTATGCCGTGGATTGATGCTCCCTCGTCGCTCATGCAACTCGCCGCGGATGCCTCGCGCCGCTTTGCGCTCGCGCTCGCCGCGGGCCCTGCCGCTGACATCCGCTCCGCCATCATCGCGCGGTGTGACGAGCCTTGGGTGGTGGAGTGCGTGCGGGCGCTGGGATCGCGGTGCATCACCGTGGAGGGCGTGTACACCGTCGATGGGCAGGGGGACGACGAAGAGGCGCCAACGCCGTGGCCGGGTCTCCTGGTCCGTGTGACGCGCACCCCGTGGCGCCCCGACCGTGACGCCCGCGAGGGGTTCGTGCTGCTGTACAGCGATGCGGAGGGGCAGGTGGGCGCGGCGACGATGGACGACTACCGAGCCGAGCGGCTGGCGCGTGTCCAAAAGAAAACCCCCGACGAAGGGGGTAATCTGGCCGAGCAAGTTGTGCCGTGAAGTCAGGTTCGGTCAGGACCGGTCAGGACTTTGCCGCTTACTGGAACACCGGCGCCGTGCCGGCGTTTCCAGCGGGGGCCTTGCCCTTGGGGGGTGCGGCTGGCGGAGCCTTCGCGGCCTGCTCTTCCGCCTCCTGCTGCTCCTCCTTGGTGGGCACGCGGGGGGGCGGGGTCTTGGGGAAGGGGTGCTGGTACGAGTGGCACAGGCGGTCATAGCCCTTCTTGACCACTTCCGCGAGCACGAACCGATGCGGCACCTCGCGCTCTAGGTGGGCTTTGTCCTGCATCACGCGGTCCACCATGCCGGCCTCGTTGGCGAGTTCGCCCAGCGCGGTGCTCAGGTCAGTGCCCGGGTAACAGGCGTGGATGTCATCAACGGTGGCGCCGCGACGCTTGGAGGGGGTGTCGGCGCGGTCGTCGGAGTGGTACAGAACGTCCATAACGCGGAAATGCTCAGGGGTCAGACGCTTGGCGGTGGGGGGCATGGGGAATCTCCTTGGGGTAAGTCGGCACAGGCGACGAGCCAGCGCCATGGGGTTGGGCGGTCGGGCGGTGTGGGCGGTTGGTTGTCGATCTCGTCGGGGGCCATGAACATCAACTTGCAGCCACGCCCGCGGCCGATGTTGCGGGGAAACTCGGTCGATTGGGCGACTCTCCACAGGCCGGGGCGGGTGCCTTCGGGCCAATGCACCTCTGTCGGGCCCCACGCACAGCCGGACCCGCAGAACGTGCTGCCGTTGGCGAGATGCGCCCACGGGACGGGGA